GGTGCTCGCGCCCGCGATCAATCGCGCTCTCGACAAAGGGCGCACGACTGTGAAGCGCGAGATACGCAAGGTCTATCTGATCAAAGCCAAGGATATCCCAGTGGTCGTTCATGGCGCTAACGTCAACAGGCTATCGGGCGAAGTAGTCATCCGCCAAGGCATGCTACCACTGAACTTGTTCAAGGTGCGGCCCAGTGGCGTGCAGAGGCGCAAGCATAAGAAGCCAGTGTTCGCACAGGTGAAACGCACAGGCGGTCGCATCATGCGGAGCGCATTCGTGCCCGCGAACGTAGGCGGCTACGTAGGGCCGTTCATTAGGGCGGCTGGCGCTGGCCGACTGCCTATCCATAAGCTCTTTACCATAGGAGCTTCCATCATGGCCACTCAGCCCACAGTTGGCCCTGAGGTGAACAAACAGATGGGCGACACGTTAGCTAAGCGTATCGACCATGAGATTGAGCGGGTCATGGCAGGCGCTGGAAGGCATTAACTATGGGCACAGTTCTTATCATCATCCTTATCCTAATCCTCATCGGCGCGGTGCCGCGCTGGGGCTACAGCACTAACTGGGGCTACGGCCCGAGTGGCATCGTGGGCATCCTGCTCATCGTGGTCATCATCTTGTTACTCACTGGACGCCTATGAGCATGCCTGAGCCAGTTACACCTCCCGCTATGGACTTCGGCCGTAGGGCACAGTCCATCTACGATCTTGAGGAGACGCTGGTGAAGTTCATAGCTACGCTCTTGAACAGCTACATGCTGGACAACCCGACGCTCAACCTAGCCCAAGCGTCCATCACTGAGGCACGGCCCAAGGAAGCGCCCTATGTGCCGTTCGACTATGGCGCTCGCGCTCGCACGCTCACGCTCAAGGTGCCTCCGCGAGTAGTGCGTGGACGCGTCCCGCGCACGGTCACGGGCGAGATCGATGGCGACAAGCTACCCGACTGCCCATCGGTCATCGTGCAGGCTGTGAGCGGCAAGGTCGCGCTCGAGGACTCGCATACGACCATGCTCGCGCTCGTTAGGATCTTGATCTCGGCATACGATGAGAATCCAGATGGAGGTGGCTATCAGGACGTTCAGAACATGGTCGAGACGATAGCGGCTGCGCTCACTAGCTTCGGTCAGGCCGCGCTCGATCAGGCATACCCTATCGAACTGCCGATGGAGTGGAAACTGATTGAACCCGACACGTTCCCGCACTACATAGCGGAGATGACTACGCAATGGGTGCTACCAGCTGGACGCCCACTGCCCGACAGCGAAACCTTTGGCATCGTGCCAGCTGAGCACTTGGACATAAGAGCCTCAGCGGAGGCCGGAGAACTACGATGACGACGCCCGACCCAACCCACATCAGGTCCACATGGGAAGCCAAGGTGTTCCCTACGTGCATCGAGGCTACAGCGGGCGATGGCGGGCCAGCGCCACCCACTGGCCCTCAGCTGATACAATCGTGGCCTGTGGAGAATCAGAACGACATTGGCTCCTATGGCGTGCAGGCTACCATGCAGGCTGCGTATCATGCGTTCACACCTAGCGAGGACTTCCAAATTACCTCTGCAAAGGTGTCATTAAAAAATGTGTCGGGCTTCGTAGGGCCAGTGACACTGAACATCTATTTGGCCACGGGCGTAATTCCGGACGCAAAGCCGATAGGATCGGCTATCATGACGTCGAGCAACATCGACTCAGCTGGAGTTACAGCCGACCCGAACGGCGCTTTATATGAGGCTACGTTCGTGATGCTACCTGCTAACAGGCAACTCAGGGCGGGCATTACCTATTGTCTCGCGGTGCAGTCTGCCAGTGTGCCAGCTGCTCCGTCCGCACTCATGGTTGGCTTTACCTTCGACTTCACGAATGGCGCGCAGGCTGGGAACGGCGGCTATAAGGACGCCAGCGGGTGGGGCACGGATAACGCGTGCGACATGGTTTTCTATCTTTACGGAGACCGAACATGAACAAGACCCCACGCCTCATCACAGGTCACGTCATCTACGTAGGGCCGCACCTAGGCTTTATGGGCCTGCACTACAACAAGACCTTCACCGATGGCATCTACCCTCAATACTACGACTGGATAGCCAAGTGTCCGGCCATCGGCGAGCTATTCGTTCCCATCGCCGATCTCGCTCGCGTGATGCGCGAGCTCTCGTTCGACTACGCGCACAACATGCGCGGCACCACGGGCAGCTATGTTACTTTTTATCGCGAAGTCCAGAAATGGCTCGCATCTACCCAACAGCAGACCAACCCATCGCCTTCGGGCATACAACTAGAAACAACCCATGCCTAATCTCGGACCATTCCCACACGGCGTCAGCTGGGCCGACGTCCCAACAAGTGTCATCAGTCCAGTCCAGTCCAACGTGGGACTAAATGTAGTGTTCGGGGCAGCACCGCTGCATCTGAACAAGAACGGTAAAAACTTCGTTAACGTGCCTCGCATCTACAACCGCTATGAGGATGCGGTCGCAGAGCTAGGCTTCAGTAGGGACTGGAACACCTACGATATCTGCGAGCACATGGACGCTTGCTTCGTCGAGTTTGGCGTGTTCCCAGTCGTCTATGTGGCGGTCAACAACCCTGAGACTGGCGAGACCGCTCTCGCGCCCAAGCCGCTCACTCTCGTCGCTGGGCAGGTGGACTCGGGCGAGGAACTCATCGCGTGGTCTATCGTGGTCAAGGATGAGGCAGGCACAGTGCCCTACGTGGAAGGCGCTGACTACATCCTCACGCTATCGAAGAACAACACGTGGATCATCACCCGCGTAGCATCGGGCGACATTCCGTTGCCTACCAGCGCGATCACACTGGAAGGCAAGATTCCGGGAGCGACGCCTCTAACCGCCAGTGACATCATCGGCGGCATCAATCAATCCACTGGCGCACGCACAGGCTTGGAAGTCATCGAGGACGTGTTTCAAAAGACTGGGCAAGTGCCTGGTGTAATCATCTGTCCGAAGTTCTCCAGTGACCCGATGGTAGCCGCTGCCATGGAGGCCAAGTGCGAAAACATCAACGGCTGCTTCGCCTGCACGTGCCTCATCGACGTGGACACGGTCACAGTGAAGACGGCCCAAGACGTTCACCAGTGGAAGCAGGACAACAACATCGTGTTCAACAGGCAGCAATGCCTATTCGGCAAGCCCGCGCTAGTAGGCGCGACTGACAGCAAGGTGTTCAACTTCGCCAGTCAGCAAGGCCCGCTCCTTCAATGGACGGACGCCTATCGTGGCGGTGGCCTGCCCTATCACTCGCCATCCAACAAGTCGCTGCGCATGAACTCGCTACAGCTGGCCGATGGGAGTGAGGTCAACATGCACCTGCTCGACGCTAACATGCTCAACAGCCAAGGCGTCGTGACTGCCCTCAACTGGATTGGCGGCTGGCGCTCATGGGGTAACAGGACTGCGGCCTTTCCATCGAACACCGATGTGAAGGATATGTTCATCCCTGTTAGGCGGATGTTCGACTACATCGGTAACACGGTCGTGCTTACCATCTGGCAGAAGGTGGATGAACCCGGAAATCGGCGGCTAATAGACGCCATCGTGAATTCGCTACAGCTGTGGCTGGATGGACTGAGCAACAGCGAGGCGCTGCTCGGCGCTCGCATCGAGTTCAACCAGTCGGAAAACCCAACGACCGAACTGCTCAACGGTCACTATGTGTTTCACATCTTCATCGCGGTGCCTACGCCCGCCGAGTGGCTGGACTTCCGCATCGAATACTGGATACCCTACATTCAGAACCTGTTCCCTGAGGAGCAGGCCGTAGTCTAACAACCACCTACCCATAGGAGTCACTACATGCAAATACCCAACCACGTTACCAACTACTCAATCTTCCTAGGCGGGAAGCGACTGATCGGCCTAGCGGATGTTACCCTGCCCCACTTGGAAAACCTAAGTGACACGCTCAAGGGTAGCGGCATCTTCGGCGAGATCGACATGCCTGTGCAGGCGCACTTCAAGCCCTACACAGTTGTCCTCAAGTGGATCACGATCGTGGACGACGCCGTGTTCGCGACCATACAGGATGGCGCACAGCTGGACGCGTGGGCCGCGCATCAGCTGCACGACAGCGGAACCAACAAGATCATCCACACTGGATGGCGCTACATCATGGGCACAGCGCCCAAGGGCTTCAACCTAGGCAAGCTGGAAGTCGGTGCCAAAGGCGAGGGCGAAAGCGAGTATGAACTCATCAGCCTCCGCATCCTGCGCAACGACAAGATCATGGTGGAGATCGACAAGGAGAACGCCGTGTGCCGCTGGTTCAATGGCATCCAAGTCGTGGATAGCGCGCAGCGAATCCGCCAGCTGATCGGCCTGTGAAATGGCGTCAGAGCTCCCATCGCGTAAGTGCCTCAACCTGAGGCATCGTCCCAACTATCTTGAATTCAAGTTAGTTGGGCCGCGCATGGTGGGTGTTGCTCCAAAGCGCGAGGATGCCCGAGAAAGCGTCCTGACCCTGCGGCTGACCGACCGTAGCCGTCAGCCCGTTCTGACGCTACTGCGGCAATCCTCGCAACGCGGAGGGCCAACTCTGCGCCTGATCAAGACCCGTTTTTGCTGCTTGAACCGTGTAGCCGTTACGTGATATGGTGAATTCCATATGGACCCAAAGCTACTAAGCCAACGACCAAATGTGACAGCCGCCGACAGGCCGCCCACTAACAACGACCAACCTGAGCAAGTTGAACCCGCCGATGACGTGCGCGAGTTCCGCGAGATCGGCATCGAGAAGCCACAGCCGCCTCTACGCATGAAGCTAGAGCCGCCTGTGGAATACGATGGCCAGAGCTACAAGGAGCTCGTCTTGGACTTCGACGCCATGATAGGCAAAGACTTCCAACGGGCAGAGCGAGAGTTCAACAGGCTCTACAAGGCTGACCGCAACGAGATGCCGCTGCCCGAGATGAAGCACCTCTACCATTGCATCATAGCCGCCCACGTCGCCGATGTCCCACTTGGCCTCATACTGAAACTACCACGGCGGTTTTACACACCGCTGAGGACTGAAGTTTTAAAAGCCTGTGGCAGCTCGCCGGACGAGGAGAAAGCGTAGCCCGACTGCTACGCACATTGGGAGTCCGCCTTGCGCGCTCCATGGGAGGTGGTGTCGGTTACTGGATGGAGCTGCCGATAGGAGAGTTGTTAGGCTACATGTTTGAGTTAGCCGATCAGATACAGAAGGAGAACGAGGAACAACAGGAGTAACACGATGGCCGCTCAAAAGACCTACACAGCCACGTTCGCCATAGGCGCTAAGCTGGCTGGCTCGTTCAAGAGCGTCATGCAAGCGGCCCATACCCGCATGCGCTCCATCGAGAACGCGGCCCATCGCATGGGGTCGGCGTTCAGCAAGTTGGGTCTATCGCTCAGCGGCCTAGGCGCTCTCGTAGGCGTGCTAGGTGCAGGCAAGATGTTTAGCTCGATATTCGAGGGCGCGGCTGAGGCGGCTGATGAGTTCTTAGATCGACAGCGTAAGCTCACTGTCGCCCTGCTTAAAAACGATGAGATTCGCAAGGGCGGCTTAGCTAAGGCCAAGGCACAGACAGCGGCCATCTTTGAGGCCAATGAGGCGCTCGCCAAGCAAGGTGTTGTATCTAAGGAGCTACTGGACATTAGCGCGGCTAACTTGGCCAACTCGGGCATGCCGCCCAAATACATCGTGGAAGCGGCTGGCGGGATGGCTGACTTGTTAGTGGCTACGAGGGGCGTCAATGCCTCACAGGAGGAGATGGCGCGGCTCACTAAGGTCTATGGCGTCGCCATACGCACAGGCATGACACGCGGCCTGCGCGAGTATGGCATTATCCTCACTGACAACCAGCAGAAGGAGTTCAAGGACATGAAGCAGTATAGCGACTTCGCTCTGCGTCGCTATAACTACCTGAAGAAGCTGGGCGCTTTCGCGGCTGGCACTAACGCCAGAGAGCTACGTAGCGATCAAGGTCGCATCCACAAGCTCCATACCGACATGGACGAGATGCGGATTCGACTGGGCCTCGCGACCCTGCCCGCGAGAGCACAGATGGCGGAGGCGTGGCGCGGCGCGCTGCACGAACTCGAGCCTCTGTTCGAGCACGTGGGTATTGTGGCAGCGAGAGTAGGCACGTGGGTAGGGCGCGAGATGGCCGACCTAACAAAGCGACTAAGCACGCCAGAGGCAGCTAAGACGTGGCATGATGTAGCCGCGTCCATTCGTGACCTAGGCAGTGCCTTTGGTGCAGTCCCTAAGGGCAAGAAGGATGAGACGCTAGGCACGATGCTAGGCGACTTCATCATGAAGGACTTGAAGCAGTTCGCCGAGGATAACCGTCGCCTAGCCAGTAGCTTCGCCCATCTCAAGCAGGTAACGCTCTCATGGTGGGCCGACTTCTACGGCGGCTTGACTGTCATCAAGCCCTACTGGGACGCCATCTACAACAAGACCGCCGAGTGGTTACACCTAATAGACGACGACCACATCCATGCTGCCTTCAAAAAGATCGGCGATGACATGAAGGAGTTTATTCACGACCCACTGGGCGCGATCATCAACCGATGGAAGGAGTTCAAAGGGCTGATTGGCCTAGGCGACAAGAACGCATTCACGGGTGGAGGCGGTGGCTTCGGCGGTCATGGTGGCGGAGCGGCTTGGGGCGGCTCATCGTCGGCGGCTGCAACAGCTATGGCGCAAACAGCGGCAGCGCAGATGCCACTTACACCCGAGGCGCTCAAGGCCGTGCAAGCCGAGCGAGCAGGTGTAGTAGCAGACCTTAGGCGTCCTGAGTTACGCAACCTAGTGTCCGCTACTCTATCCACGGAAGCAGGTGGCGCTGAGGATCAAAAGAACGTCCTAGAGGCGCTGGTCAATCGAGGCGTGGCACAGCAACGAGCAGGCAACTACAAGGGCGTCGAAGCTCTCATCAAGGGCGGCTTCTATGGGCCGTATAACAGAGGCGAGACAGCGGCAGTCATGAGTAAAGGCCTGTCTGACGCACGTAGCGAGCAAGTGGGCGAGATGATTAACCAGATGGGCGCTGGCCGCAACGCGCTAGGCGGCTTGACTGATCAGGGCATGGTGAACGAGATCAAGGGCAACATAAAGGAACGCCATGGCGAGGACTACTTCGGCAAGCTAGGCATAGCTGGCGAGGAGCAGACGGCAGCGTTTAAGATGTCGCGAGGCTTGGCGCGTGGCGGCATCATAGGCCGCGCAACACACGCGCTATTGGGCGAGCGCGGGCCTGAGGCAGTCATCCCGCTATCGGGCGGTCGTCGCTCTGAGGGCTTGTTGGCCTACGCCAGTCGCGCCTTAGGCATGGGCGGCTCAGTCGGCACCCATGTGAACTTCACGCCAAACATCACGATACATGGCGGTGCCACAGATGCGGCGCAACAGACCTTGGACGCCAAGCTCCGCGACCTAGCACGCGACTTCGTGGCCGACTTCAAGCGGGCGCAGAAACATGAACGGCGACTGAGCTACGAGGGCGGCTATGGATGACCCATTCGACAGGCCGATCATAGATGGCGGGCCAGAGCCTAACCCGAACCCGCTCACTAACTTCGTGGCCGACGCCACATGGCTTGCCTTGGGCCAGCCACAGCCACAGCGCATCTACGTTTCGATGCAAGGCGACTGGTGGGACATGATCGCCATTCGCGTGTATGGCGCTCAGCGGGGCAACGAGCACCTCATGTATCGGCTGTTAGAGGCCAACTACCCTCTGCGCGAGATGGCCCACTTTCCGGCAGGCATCCCTGTCATCGTTCCTACCATCGAAGTCCAGACTGAGATACCACTAGTCCCATGGACGACCGCGACCATAGGCCCATAGGCGTGCACACATGCACGATCGAGCGAGCGAGTCAGACTCCTAATTCGCGAGCGATCGAGCGCGATAGATGGGAGGCGCTATGCTAGGTCAAGTCAGAGCGGCCCATGTGGACATTAGCCTCGATGGGCAGAGCTACGGAAGTCAGTTAGCGCCCTATCTCATCACGGCGCTCTACGAGGACAACTGCGATGGGAAGAAGGCCGATGACTTCAACCTAGAGCTAGCTGACCGCGATGGTAAATTCATCAGCACTTGGATGCCTAAGAAGGGCGCTACCTTCCAAGCGTCCATCATAGCTGAGCGATGGTTCTCACCCATAGGCAGTCAGATCAAGCTCGACTGTGGGAAGTTCTGGATAGACAGCGTCGAGTTCCTGCTACCTGACCACAAGGTGTCCATCAAAGGAACGTCCATCCCTACCGATGTGCGCTTGAAAGGCAGCACCGAGACGCGTGGATGGGATGGCACAAGCCTACAGGACATAGCCAATCAGATAGCAGGCGAGAACAACATGACGCTCGACTGGCAGGCGGGCAACAACCCGCGTTACACGCGCACAGAGATGCACGCGGAGAGCAGCCTCAGTTTCCTCATGAAGCGCTGCAACGACGCTAAGCTCGCGGTCAAAATCAAGAATGGGAAAATCATCGTGTTCGATGAGCAGAAGATGGAGGAAGCCGCGCCATCGTTCACGTTGCTCTACGGTAACACGGCGGTCGCCATGACAGGCGCGTCCTATCGGCTCAGTGGCGCTCACTTCGTGACGATGATTACCGACACGACTAAGGGCGCTAAGATCAGTCACGCCAACCTAGGCGACGGCTGGACTAGCCAAGGGAAGTTCACAGCGCCTGAGGTGGAGGAGCTACCCGAGAGCACTGAGGACAAGGAGAACGTGGACACCGACACAGAGTCGGAGGATGGAGGCGGCGATGGCG